GGGCGCGAGCATAATCGTCGCTGATACCGCTGCGCTTGAGCCGATCCATATAAGCTAATCGATCGAAAAGAATGCTGTCAGCCATTGTCGTTTGCTGCTTGAATGTCGCTGTTGAGTTTGCCGATGAACTTTCTGCGCTGCCGCTCGACGAGCTTGTTCGCTTTGTGCATCGCGTAATCGACCACGACCGCGCGGGCGCTCGCGGGCAGATACGGCGACCGCAGCATCCGCACGAGGACTTGGGCAGTGATGCCACGATACTTGCGATGGTCAGAGAAAATCGAGTGACAGGTCGAGCGCCCGATGTCGAGCGCTCGCGCTCTGGCATCAAGCGAGGTGGCGCCGACAGCGTCGAGCGCCGCCCGGATCTCAGGAATTGTCATTGGTGACTCCATTTGGGTAGTGGCGTGTTGCAAGCACGCAATCCAGAACATAGGCCTACGCGGCCTAGGGCGCAAGGGGATTTTTCGGCGGTGAAGAAAATCGCGCCAACTTCCTCATATCAATCAAGAACTTTGCCGTCTTGGGCAGCCTTGCGGGCGGCGCAATTCATGCCTAGTATCGATCTGCACCGCGTGTCGAGCATCGCACCTCCATGCGGCGCCGCAGCGTCTAACGGGTCGACTCCATCATCCCAGATGGCATCTGTTGCAAGTGGATGCCGCGCGAAGACGCAAAAAAACCCCGGCCAAGGAAGTCATCCTTGAGCCGGGGTTTGATTGTCGCGTTAAAGATTAAAGGGGTCAGCAGCTCCCCGCTATACCGCAGAGGAGCGGGGCTCTTTCGCCAACGGTCTCCGACTGATGCGCGGGGGCAACGGTGGCGTCGCGGCTGACGACCCAAGAGACCACTCCGAGAGCGATCGCTGCAACTAACACCATTATGCCGAAGACACGCTGTGAGTCAGGAAACCACCTACTGCTCGCGATGCGATTGCCGTAGTCGTAGCTCACTTGCGGTCTTGGCTCCACGTCGGAGGTGCAAGCCCACACCATGGCCACGATCCATCCGAGCAGCGTGCATCCGAGCAGCAGGTTGAGAATGCCGATCGCTAACCGATTGCGATGGCGTCTGGTCGAGGCGACGATGGCGGGCAGGAAGTAGATGACGCCGCCAATCAGCAAGAGTGAAGGTAAGTTTTCCATTGGGGACTCCATTTTGGATGACCCGCGTTGCAAGCGCGGGGCAGCATGGTTGCTGCGGCAAGAGCGGCACCATGTAGGTGCCGCCCCCGCAACAATCAGGAAGGCCGGACTTCGATGCCGGGGGCATTCCACGGCGTGGCGGCGAGATACCGCTTGACGCTCGCGGGATAACCGACGCAGGCCCAAAGCACTGGGCATGCGGGCTCCGGACCAAGCTCGGCTTCGGGCTCTATTTCAAGATCGGTGAAACAGACCACAAGCGAGGCGTCGTCCAATTGCGTTCGCACGTAATCGAACAACGGCGCCATGCACGTGCCGCCACCGCCCTTCGGGTCGAACTCGATGTCGTCGCCGCACCGGTATTCATCGATGCGAGTCACCTGAGTGTCGCCGTAAATTACGACCAGCTCGTCGATGATCCGCTCATCAAGCGCCGCCTGACATTCGAGCTTGATCGCTTCGAGCGCGCCCGGATACCAAGTCACCGAGCCCGAGGTGTCGATCAGAAAGACGGCTTTGTTGATGCCGTCGCGCATCGTGCCGGGCAGATAGAGCCCGGACGAAACGAACCGACGGTTCGGCCTATTCCACGTTTCCTGAGTCGTAGCGCCGTGATCGAACCAAGCCCGCAGCACCTCCCGCCAGTCTTGCGGCGGGTGATCCGCGCGCCCGATCTCGCGGGCCACGTGACCGGGAGCGGTGCCACGCTTCGCCGCAAGCATCGCGGCTTGGCGAAACACCCGTTCCCATTTCGAGTCCTCGTTGGCGATCTCGCCGAGATCGTCGGAGGCATCGAGCACCTCACCGCAGCCGCCGGGATCTCCGGACGACCGCGGGTCGCGGCCTTCGCCTTCGCCCGGCATACCGCCGGCGCCCGTGCCGTCGCCGCCTGCGTCGCCTTCCGCGCCGTCCGTGCCTGAGCCCGTGCCGTCGCCGTCCGCGTCGCCCTTGGCCTCGCCAGCGCCAGCGCCTTCGGCCTCGCCCGGCTGGCCGTCTTCGCCGCCCGGAGCTTCGCCGCCCCGTTCGCCGTCGCCGTCCTGCCCGGGAGAATTGCCCTGTTCGCCTTCGCCGTCCTTATCGGCTTCTTCTTCGTCGCCCGGCTGGCTGTCATCGCCTGGGGCGTTGTCGTCGCCGTCGGCGTCGTCGTCGCCGTCTTCGTCGTTGCCTTCATCCTCGCCTTCCTCAGGGCTTTGCTCAGGAGATGACTCTTCGTCTTCGGCCTCTTGCCGCTTGCGCTCTGCTTCGGCTTCCTCAATTTCGAGGGTCCGGTAGATGTCTTCGGCCGACATGCCGCGGAAACGCGCATCGAGAAAAGCTTTCTTCGGTGCTTTGCCGCCGTCGTCCACGAGATCAATATTGATCGCGTAGTCGCAGGCCTTGTTCCAGCGGAGATCGTCACGATTGCCGCGCCGGGTGTGGTGGCGGCGAACGTCGTGTTCGTTCTCATGCTTTTGCACGAAAACGGTTTCGTCAAACGAAAGGCCGGTGACGAATTCGGGATTGAAGTAGTGGACCTTGCCGTTCGTTGCCATCGTCGGAAAATTCCAATTCGGCAACGGCTCGACCTGTCCGAGCGCAACCCCGTAGAACGTGTTTGTGAGAACGATTTCCGCGCGCGCTCTCGCGATGCGCTCGATCGCTTTCACCGTGAGTTCGTCACGGTTGATTGTAGTCGTCATGGTGTTGACTCCATTTCGAGTTGACCGCGCGTTGCAAGCGCGCGGAGTGCAGAGAGAACCGCACTACGAGGCGGCGGACACGCCGCCGCCCTTAGTGCCGTTTGTTTAGCCGAGCAATGCCTCGACATCTTTCAGAATGTCGTCGGCAGACTTGGCGATGGATTCGCGAACGGTCGGCTCCTCGCGGAGTGTCTTCGCGTCTTCGACCGTTAGCTCGCTCTTGATCCGAGCGACAACCTTGTCGAATTCCGGATTTTCGTCGAAGTTGAAGGCCGGCAGCAGCTTCGCCAGTTCGGCGACATGCTCCACTGTGCTGTCCCGGAAGTAGCTCTTTCTCGGCTTGCCGTCGGCCGACTCGCCGTAGGTTTTCAGTTTCGTCGCGAGATGGCCGACCACTTCCTTGATCTGATTTATCGAGTGCTCGAAGGCATCCCGTTTTACCGTGGCCATCGATTCCTCGACCTCGCGCTTGATGTCCGCGATCGTGTTCTCGTCGAGCACGTCGGCGCGGAAGTCTTCGGCATCGGGAAGCGGCAGCGTCCGCAAGCTCAGCTTGAACTTGTCGCGGATCTGCGCAGGGTCGGGATAGTCGGCCGCGTTGAACATGCCGTTCAATTTGGCTTTGCGCTCGGCGACGTAGTTCGGATACTCGCGGCAAAACTCCTCGACTACGGTTTCGAATTCGCGGGCGATCTTGCGGAATTTGCCGGCGAATTCTTCGTGCAAAGCGTTGGGGAGAATGCCGACGCCATCGCTCCACGGCTTGGTATAGGTGTGGAGCAGCTCGCGCGCACTGCCGGTGGCGTGGGTGATCGCTTCGAGGTGCTTGGCCTCGATCAAGAGCTTGTTGTAGCGGCCAGCGTCAGCGGTCGCGCCGTGCTGATCGTTCACCTCTTTGGTGATCTTGCGATCAAGCTTGCGCGCCGTCCAAGCGGAGGTTTTCACCTCGACCAGCACCGCCTTGCGGCGGAGCGGAGAGGCAACTTTGTTGGTGTTCGTCATTGTGTGACTCCATTTTCATGACCCGCTGCAAGCGCGGGTAGTGCGAGGGATCGCACTGCAAAGCCCCACGCCTTTGCGGCATGGGGCGATGCGCTACGGTCCGTTTAGGCGGCACTCTGAAGGATGTAGGCCTGATGTTTCACAGACCAGTCACCATAAGCGGCCGTGTTCTTCAACGAGGCATCGCGCGTGACTGCGTCGTGCACAAGTAGAAGCGGATAATCGCCGGTGAGGCGGTCCGCGTACTTGCAAACGTTCGCGAAGTTGGCGCGCGTTGCCATCCGGGCGAGCCCGGTGCAGGTCGCATAGAGTTGCGACCGATCGGTCGGTATCGGCGCCTTCATCGGATTCTTGATGATGGCATCGAGCGAGCCGATCGACTGATACAACTGGATGAACCCGTTCAACTCACCGGCCACGTCAGCGCCGATAAGTCCCGCGAAAAGCTTTTGGCGCAGCGCCACGTTGGCGACCGCGACATATTTGGAGCATTTCGCGAGCGAGCGCGGAGTTGGAAAGGCGTTCTCATCTCCTCGCGGCATCCGGTGCAGAATCTCTTCGCGCCGGAACCTGACGAAAGCAACGAGTTCGGGCGCGATGCCGTTTGCATTCGCCCACTTTACCCACGCATCGACGGTTGGCACGCAAGTGATATGCGCAAACCGGTTTCGCGCCTGCGTCGGCATGCGCTGCGCACTGGCGCGGTCGATCATGCGGTTGCCGGCCGCGATCACGCGCCAACCCGGAGGAAGGCGGTAGTCGCCGACGGTGCCGTACAGGATCAAACCGCCCAACACCGCCTGCATTTGCGGGGACGCCTGATTGTACTCGTCGCAGAACAGATAACCTTCCGGTCCGTCACGATCTTCGCGCGGCAGTTCGTCAGGCACCAACCATTTAGTCGTGTTGGTTTTCAGATCGGCCACGGGGATGCCGCGGAGATCGACCGTATCGCGCAGGGCGGCGTGGAATTCGATCATCGGGCGAGTTTTCTTTGCCGCCAATTGCCGGCCAAGGTCGGTTTTGCCGATGCCCGGAGCGCCCCACAGAAAGACGTTGTCGCCCGCGTCGAGGTAAGCTTCGAGCAGATCGGCCGCTTCGTCCATCGCGACCGGAATTTCGGTCGATGGGACAAGTGCGGTAGTCGTCATTGGTTGACTCCATTTTTAGATAAACCGCGTTGCAAGCGCGGCGTGTTCGATGAACACGGAAAAGCCGGTGCACGCACCGGCGGATCGATATTCAAGTGCGATAGTGACGGGCGGACTCGCTTCATCGGGTTTCCCCTCCACTGGCACCGCTTACGCTACCGTCATCGCGACCCCTCCGGGGTCCGGGGCTGTTTTGTTGCGTGAACCACCACGCTTCATTCATCGCGGCGCCACCGCGACTAGCCGCTGGTCAGGCGGCGTGTTCCTTCACCTTGTGTTATTTTCGCCCAAGGGTAACCCGTCGGAAAAACGAACGCCTAGACGTTCCATTGTCTGACGCACGTTGTCTGCATAGGCCTTGTTCGAGCTTCGCAGTTCGCGTTTGAAAGCCTCGCGCCACTTTGCTGGAATGGTGCGCCTGTTTTCCATATAGGCAAGCGGCCATGCAGCGTAGTTCGGGCTCTCTTGCCGCGTATCTGTCAGAGCGCAACCGGAACAATTGTCCGGATCTCGCAAGCGGCAACCCGGATAGTGTTCGAATTCGCGTGTCATTTGGTGACTCCATTGTCAGAGATCCGCGTTGCAAGCGCGGGTGATGCAAAGGATCGCATCGCAAAGCCCCGCGCGAGGCGGGGCAGTGCGAAACGGACCTTAGAACTCTTCGGCGCGATAGTGGACGTTCGCCGATTTGGTCTTGTCGTTCCATAGCTTTGCTTGTGCTTCGGCTTCTTCGAGCGTTTCGAAAAGCATGACCTTGCCTTCGCTTTTGCAAGGCGCGGCAGCGGATCCAAGCGCGGACAGGCTGCTGCGGTATGCCATTACAACGTACATTATCGTGACTCCGCTTTGACGACGTCGGAGAGCGGGATATAACTAATCCAGCCCGTGTCGTCCCATTTGATCTTGACGGTTGAACTATTCTCGATTGCCTCGACGCGGCCGACGTGCCGCCCCTCGACCTCGTGCACCGCGTCGCCAGTTCGCAAGCGGCGCCAACCGTTTTCGTAAAAGTAAGCCATTGGTGACTCCATTTTCAGATGCCCCGTTGCAAGCGGGTAGCGTTCGATATGAACACTATGACGCGGCCCGTAGGCCGCGCTTAGTGATCACTTCCAAAGGCGAGTGACTTCCCAAGTTTCGCCTCGCAAGCGTTCGATGCGTTGAATGGAAACAAGGCCTTCGGCCTCGAATTCCTCCAAGACGCGAGTAAGCGCCTTGTTTTTATTTGTGCGAACGTAGGGATAGTGATCAAACGTCCGCCGTTCGCCGCGAGCTTCGATAGCGGTGAACACTTTATTGCGCAGTGTCATCGTTGACTCCATTTGTTTAGAACCCCGTTGCAAGGCGGGCCCCGTTGCAAGCGGGGAGCGTTCAAAATCTCTGTGCCTCTCCTCCCGGTGTGCCAAAGGCCGGCGCGCGTCGAGTGGCTTAGGCTAGAGGCCTCTCGTGCCAAATTCGCGCCGGTCATCACCGGGTGGAGCTTCGTGTATTCCGAAGCGGCTCGAATCACCGCGCCGCTTTGGAATGCCGCGATTGCTCGCGGCAAGCATTCCCGCCTGCCTTGCGGCACGCTAGCGGGTTGTCTCGATACTTCTTCTTGCCTCGACACTCAGGCCCTATCAGGCGTCACTCTGAATAGACGTATTGTTGGAGTCGTGATTCAGGTCCGAGCGCTGGGGCGCTTCCCAAATCGAACCCCCGCAGGGGCGGCGCGACGGAATTGCTGGGGTCTTTATCTTTGGGGACCCGCGCCGTGCGTTTGGACCGCATCGGCTTCCGAAGGTGAACCGGGAGGAATTCGCCTCCCTCACCACCTAATATAGGCCTGCTAGGCCTATTTACAAGTGCAAACCACGAATAAATCCATATGGGAAACCCATTGAAATCAATGGGTTAGAGCCGAGAATACCAGCCATGACCCAGCAAATCGCCAGATTGGTACCGGAAACGCCCGTATTCGCGCGGCCAAATCCGGCGCTTTCGATCGCCCGCGCCGCCATCGCCACGGGGCTCACCCGCATCGATCGCTCGATGAGCGCAACCGAGCACGCGCAAAGGATCTGGCCGTTCGATCAGACCGCGGCAATTCTCACGCGCGCGGCAACCGCGCCGTTGACGCTCTCTGGGACCGGGCTGGTCGAAGTCGCGACCGCAGTCTTGCCGGCGCTCGTGCCGGTTTCGGCCGCGGCGAAAGTGTTTTCCGCCGGGCTTAGTCTGGCATGGGACGGTGCGGGAGCGATCGTCATTCCAAACGTGACGCCGCCCAACACTGGCGTCAGCGCGTTCGTTGCCGAAGGGATGCCGAAGCCAGTGGTCATGGGCGCGACCACGGGGCCGCGCCTCGACCCGCACAAGATCGCGCCGATTTGCGTGATTAGTTCCGAGCTGTTCTCACAAGCCTCGATCGAAACCATCATGCAGCGCATGCTGGCGGAGGTCGCTGCGGTCTCGCTCGACACCGCCCTGTTTTCCAACGCTCCCGCCGACGCCACGCGGCCCGCCGGATTGCTGAATGGCATCACGCCGATCACGGCATCTACAAACGCCGACCTGACCGAGGCGATGACCGCCGACATCATTGCGCTTGGCAGTGCCATCGCGCCCGTGGCCGGCGGCAGCAACATTGTCTTTGTAACAAACATGGGTCAGGCCCTCGCTCTGCAATTGCGCACGTACGGCAGCTTCGGCACGTATGGCGAATTCGGCTCTGCGGTTTTCACAAGCTCGGTGATCCCTCCCGGCACCGTGATCGCGATTGCGATCAATGCGCTCGTCAGCATCTTCGGTGTGCCGTCGTTCGAGACTTCGACGCAGGCGACGCTCCACCTTGAAGGGACCACGCCGCTGCAAATCGGCACGCCCGGCAGCCCGGCAACCGTGGCGGCGCCCACGGAGTCGATGTTTCAGAGCGCGAACATTGGCATCAAACTGTATCAGCCCGTGACCTGGGCACTGCGCTCGCCCCAGGCGGTCGCGGTTGTCAGCGGTACGAAGTGGTGAGATGGAGGCAATCGCGCTTGGCGGCGAGGCGCGGCAAGCGCAATGGGCGCAGGTCCGCGCGCGGGCGCTGGCGGCGCTCGAAAAGGCTGGCGGAGGTGGCCACGACGTCACCGATGAGCCGCGCGATCCTTCGGGCAAATGGACGGATGGCGGCGGCAGCGACGATGACAAGCGCGAGCATCCCGGCGAGGGATATTCCAAGCATGCGTATGTCGATAAGAACGGCGTAATTCACACGTCCAACGTCTATGACGCGCAGCGCGCGCTGTTCGAAAACAAAAAGGTTGAACTAAAACAACCGAAGCAGATCTCGACCCTTATCAAGCGGCTGGGCGAGACCGCGGCCGAGATGGCCGAGCAGGGCGAAGAAGCGCCCGTGTTCAATCTCTGCAACGTGAGCGTCGAGGGAACAAACCTCTTCTGCTCGGAGCAGTTAGGAATTCCCCGAGTGGAAATGCCGGTGATTCCGGCCAAGCAAACCAAGAAGTTCATCAAATATTTGAAGGAGGAAGGATACAAGGTCGAGAAGGATAACGAGTACGCGGCCAATCTGCGCGCGACGCAAAGCGAGATCGACGGGGTCAAGGTCGCGACCCAGATGGCGCGCATCGAAAAGGACGGTTTTTACAAGCGGCTCGTGATCTCGAAGGACGATTACATTCTCGATGGCCATCACACTTGGGCCGGCGCGTTGGGCATCGATGCGCAGGACAACAATCTGCACGACGACAAGCTCATCAAGATCGCGCGCGTCAACATCAGCATCACGAAGCTGCTCGAAGAAGCCGAGAAGTGGACCAAAGAACACGGCATAGCGAAGAAGCCCGCGGGG